TTAGACTCCATATCCCAGAGGAGCGTGTAATTGTTCTTAAGAGTTGCATACTGGGGAACAATCTGTTTGAGTGGTCCTTTTTTGCTCTTCTTAACGGACAAATACCCTCTAGGTGGCTCGATTCCATTTGTTGCGTTTGACACAACGGAACTGCTCTCTGATGGCATCTGAGCAGACAATGTTGAGTTCCGTAGACCGTGGGTGGCGATAGACTCTCTAAGACTTTCCCAATCATATCTCAGCGTGTGGGGTACAATGTCATCAACATCTTTCTTGTATGTATCGATAGGCAGAATACCAGCAGCATACTTTGTACGATCAAAATAACCACACGGTCCTTGCTCTTTAGCAAGTTCGTTAGATGCCTTCAGAAGATAATACTGGAATGCCTCTGTAAGATCATGTACAAGGTTCCATGCCTGTGAGTCATCATACCCCACCTTATGCTTAGCAAGGTAGTGTGCAAGACCAATATAACCTACACCCAGAGAACGACGGTTCTTGGTGCCAACCTCTGCTGCTTTCACAGGGTATCCTTGGAAATCAATGAGGGCATCTAGACCACGCACTGCAAGGTCACAGAGTTCCTCCAACTCATCCAGGTTACGAAGCTTGCCTACATTGATTGCAGACAGAATACAGAGGGCAATCTCGCCCTCTCCGTCAATATGCTGGAGTGGTTTGGTAGGCAGAGTGATCTCTTGGCAGAGATTACTCATCTCTACCTTGTCTTTAAAGGAAGAGTGTGAGTTGCAATGGTCGAGGTTCATAATGTAGATCCGACCAGTCTCTGCTCTCTCCTTCAGGAGATCGAGAACCAGTTCCTGAGCCGAGACAGTTGTCCTTGGAACTGTTCTATCCGATTCATAGCGGATATAGAGATCATCAAAAGCATCAGTCCCAAAAGCATCGTACAAACCTGGGACATCGTGAGGACTGAATAGGGTGATGTTTCCATTCTGGATGAACCGTTCGTAGAAGAGCTTGGTGATCTGGATGGAGTAGTCGAGTTTTCTGACACGGTTGTCCTCGGTTCCTTTATTGTTCTTAAGAACTAAGATGTCTTGGATTTCTTTGTGCCAGATAGGAAAGTGAACTGTAGCAGAACCACCTCTGATGCCGTTCTGTGTACAGCATCTGACAGTTGCTTCAAACTTTTTAAGGAAGGGGACAACACCTGTGTGTTGTACCTCTCCACCTCTGATTTTGCTGTTGATCCCACGGATTCTGCCAGCGTTAATGCCGATACCAGCCCTCTGTGCGACATACCTGCCAATAGCCATATCGCTGCTAAAGATACTATCGAGGGTGTCATCAACATCAACGAGAACACAAGATGCAAATTGACGCAAGGGTGTTCTGACCCCACCCATGATTGGTGTTGGGATGTTGATTTTGTGTTTTGAGATTGCATTGTAGTAGCGCCTTACATATTCCAGACGATTGTCTGTATAGTTTTGGAACAGTGTCACAGCAATCATCATGTACATGTACTGGGGTGTCTCATACACCGTGCCAGAACTACGATCCTGAACAAGATATTTATCTACTACCTGACGTAAACCAGCATAGGTGAATAACATATCACGTTCATGATCAATCCATGAATTGATTTTGTCCCACTCTTCCCTGCTGTATTTACCAAGAATATCATCATCATACACACCTTTGTTAGTGCAGTGTAACGCATGGTCATAAACACTAGGAAGACCACGGACCCACTCAGATCCAAACACTTGCTTGTACACACCATACAAAAGTAGACGAGCAGCGACAAACTGATAGTTAGGTGCTTCTAAGCTAATAAGGTCACTAGCAGAACGCACAAGAATTTCTTGAATATCTTTCGTCTCAATACCGTCGAAGAATTGGAGACCTGAATTCATCTCCACCTGAGAGGCACTCACACCGCTCCCCAGACCTTCGCAAGCTTCTTCTACTACCTTATGAATCTTATCAAGGTTCAGAGGGGTCTCAGACCCGTCTCGCTTGCGAACTTTAATTCCATGCCCGTTTGTCATACTTTTTTCCAATCGTTAAATTTAAGGGTTGCGGTTAGTCCCTGATAGATGTTTGATTCTACCAGAGTTTGAACATCATGTCCAGCAAGATGCATGTCATTGATGTCTTTCTGTTGTATATTTTTTGGCCAAATGACTACCTTATCTCCTCGGTCAATGACTTTGGAGATTCTGGCGACGATTTCTCGGTTACGTGGTTCGTTATCAAAAATCCAAATATGATCGCTCCAACCAAACGTCCGAATATCAGCATCGGACCCAGCCATAGCAACCGAGTTTTTAATGAACGTCGAGTCGAAGGGTCCTTCGACAATATAGATGGTTTCATCTGTGTTTACTCTGTCCAAACCAAAGATCTTAGGTTGATCTTCGTCAAGCATGATCGTGATGTATCTTAGTTTTGCCTTAGGGGCGAGCGATCTGCCTTGGTAACCGAAGAGGTTTCCTTCTTTGTCTTTGAATGGGATAATAATACGAGGACTATCTTGTCTCAGGGTATCGAATGTCTTCTTTTGTTTGTTTGTCCACTCTTTAAATTTGGGACAGAAGTAGAAGTAATCAAGGTCTTCGATACCACGTTGCTCAAGATAAACTCGTGCTGGGTGAGAATTATTTAGCGAAGAAATCTTCTCCAAATTAGTATCTCTTTTAACAAATTTTGGTTCCGAGAAATTAAATTTCGGACTGGGTGTAGCAGTCCCCTTGCCAGTGCTACCTTCCTTAAATTTCTCCATGATATATTGATCATAGAGATGTGTATCTTGATCTTTTAAAAAGTTAGCAAGAGATCTACCTACGCCACAATTGTGACATTTGTATGTAAAATTGTTTTTGATCTTAAACAAATATCCCCTCGCCTTATTGCGTCTCTTCTGAGAGTCACCGCAATAAGGACACCTGAAATTATACAGATCTGCCTTCTTACGTGAGAAGAGGTTAAGACGAGGGGATATTAAATTGATATACTTAACGTCAAGATAACTCACTAAGGACCACAGGCATTTCTACTGCGTCCATACTAGCAGCAGACACCTTAGGTGTCAAGGTCCTGTAGATAGGGAATGCAACCTGTGCTACCACAGTAAGAGTAGCTAGCACAGCACCTGCACCAACAACAAACCTTTGGTTTGCGTCTACCTTCTTCTGAATCCTGTCAATTCTTTCGTGAATAACCTGATGATTTTTCTCTTCAGTTTGCTTTAGTTCATCAATCATTTTGATGATGAGATTATCTGTTCGCTCGCTCTCATCCAAGCGACTTTCATGGCGCTCTAGGATAATAGCAATCTTGTTACTATTCTCCGAGATAGTCCCGACTGCTTTTTCAAGCTTGTCGAGCATCTGTTGTGATAGGTCTTCATAAATGTTGAGTTTGCTTTCAAGGACCGCTAATTTACCCAGACCAAATGCCACAAGTATTCTCCGTCAAACGTTACGAACGGCGAAGTCAAGTGCCGATTGATAAGAAGCAGCATCCTTATTAAGCATATACTGGAACTGCTGTTTGTGTGTATCATCCAACTGAGCATAGCAAGCAGCAATACGCTTTGCTGAAAAGTTGTCCAGGTTCTGTACTGATCCATCGCTAAATTGAACCTTGGCGAACGTACCTTCACCCTGTGGATTAAGTTCCGATGTTGCAACATCCAATGCAACTTGGATCACATCTTGATTTTCAGTCATAATTTCAGTAGTCACTTCAGTTTCCTCTCTTTTGAGTTTCTTTGTTTGATCAGATGCCTTCTTTTTAAAGTCGGCAAGTCTTGCTTTCATCAACGTATCCATTTCTTTGGTTTTACGTTGCATTTTTTCTTTCGCTTCGCCACGCTTTTTTTGTAGTTCCTTTTGGCGACTCAGTTTCTTCTGCTGACCAATTTGCTTTTGAGCTCTTTCAGTCTCAGAGGATACTACTTCTACAATAGGAGTTTCGACTTGTTCTTTCATTTTTCTACGTTGAATACGGGAGAAGAGATCTTTTGCACCTTTGGAACGACCGTCCACTTTCTCATTATTTTTCTTATACTTACGATGCTGTCTAGGGTTTACCATGACAAAAGCGGGTGGCAACTGGAGACCAGAACCATCGCCAGCAGAATTGATCATTTCATTTAGATTAGGTTCAGTTCTTTCAGACATTCCTCGTCAACATCCTCGTTAAGTTTAGGTGGTAATCTATTTAGAAACAACATAAACGCCTTAATTGTAGACCAGTATGTCGCTTCTACTCTATAAAATAGCAGCGGTGTTGCTGCGTCATCAAATACATTATACAATACAATCACATGATTTAGAATCAAGTGAGTTTTGAGTTCCCCCGTTGTCTCGTACCTTTTCAGTAGTCTTTTGATGTACTTAAATCTCTTTAAGTCTTCTTCAAAATCCTGATAGGTGACGGACAACGGGTTGTTATAATTTTGAATTGCAAAGAATAACCAGTTTTCGTGGTTCAGTTCACGTATATTCATTCATTAGCTTCCAAATGTTAGAGTCGCTGCTCCGTTAGAAATCACTTCTTCAGTACCACCTGCAGAGGTGATCTTGACTCTATACTTATAACCATCCAGAGCGTCACTAGCGAGACCACTGTAACCAAGAGTTGCAGTAGTGAAGTTAGCATATGTGATGCCTGTGTCAGTATCAGCAGCGATGTTGACCCAACGCTTACCAGATACAGTCTGACGCTGCCACTGATATGCAAGTGTTCCAGGTGTTCCTGTAGTAGCGGTAGTAAGAGTGAATGTACCAGCGCCAGAGGAGGAAGTGCTGTTTGCAGGTTGTGCCGAAATGGTTACTGCAGATGCTGCATCTGCTGCGATAGTATCGTCTGCCTGAGTCTCGTTAGCATTAGTGTCACCACCAGCAACGAAAATTAGTTGCTCAGCTTTATGACGAGTAGCGCCAGAATGATCAGTGTAGGTGAAATAAGACCACCAACCAGGACCAGTGATACCACGGGACTTAGTTTCGTTTAGTTGTGCCTCAGTTTCATCAACATAGACTACTGTTTTTGTTTGACTTGACGCTGCAATGCCCACACCAGCTTTGGTTTTGTTTGCATTGCTGTCAGTTCTTCCGTAAAGGGACATTGACGTGTGCTCCGATATTACTATTATCTACCATTTATTTATAAAAAAGGGGGATTGCTCCCCCTGAGATATCACTCCTCTCTTGCTTTGATAGCAGCGGTGACAGTAGCTAATAGTTGATCGTCCATATCGGTCTTGGTCAGTTTAACTGCCTTACCGAGAATTACTAAGCAAATTTCAATCAGTTTCTCACCAAGTTCCTCGTTATCAGGAATCTTTGCGACTGCATCAGAAATTACTTTTGTTGCTAGGGGTAGTAAAAAGGAAAGCATAATCTTAGATCATAGTGCAATTCCTATTTATTTCTCCCACTCATCTAAAATGTCCGTCAACTTAGACATAAACTGTTTGAAAGTTAGCAACGTGCCAGAACGATAGTCACGACGTGCCTTTTGAACACCCGCCTCGAATGACTCTTTCTTAACTTTCTTTTCTGGAAGACCTTTGTGCTTTGTTTTAGCAAAATCTTTCACGTCGGACTTGGACATGGAGGCTGCAGCTTTGGCAACCTCAGACGACCCCGCTTCCATTTCCCCTTTCTGAGTCGCTCTAACCATCCCGAAGAACCTTTGTTGGGATTTGGACTTTGCTCTCTCGGTGATTGGGTCGAACCCTCTTCCGTCAACAACTTTTGACCAGGGTGCGTATAAAGGACCTTCATAATTTTTTGCCTCATTTGTTGCACGGGTAGTCATACCCTTATCGCCATCAGGAACATTTGGCATCACTTCTACATTACCAGACTTTTTGTTCTTTAATTTCGATTTTACCTTCTTTTCCTTTTTATCGCAACCGCACTCTTCACGGAACTTATCGAAGGACTTCATTTTTTCTTCTTTGTCATACCGATGATCTTGGAGACCTTCTTACGACGTGCAATTAGATACTTATCAGAAGCATCATGATCACCATCGTTATCGATATCCTTATCTTCCTTACCAACTGGATCTAACTTTTTCTCTGCTAGTTCCTCTCCGTCATGGGTTAGTTCGTCACCTGCTTTTACACAGTTGTCAACAGTCTTACCACCTTTCTTTTTAGTACCAGCAAGTTTATATCCTTTCCAGCAAGCTTTGCCATCGAGTCCTTTTGCTTTCTCGATAACATAAGTCTCACCGTCAATTTCATACTCTTCACGCTCAAGAACTTCTTCATTAGCAGCAAGTTGTGCTTTAGCAGAAGGTTTCTTTACTTCTTTCTTCTTGATAGAAGTTTGTTCAATCTCAGCACCGTTGGACTGTGGATCCATACCATCAAATGGTGCCTCATGGAGGTCAGGCATTTGAGTGTTCTGGAAACAATCGCCACCCATCCACTTACCATAAGATTCCATCAAACCAGATGAAAACTCATCGCTGTGCTGTACTTTATTAATTGGATCTGGTTTCTTCATTTCTTAAAGGGAGGTTCTTCTCGTATTATTTATAGATCTAATGTTCTTAATCCACTCACGGAACATATTTCCTTCTTCGGAAATAACAATGGCATAATTGCCACCGACTCTATGAATGTATCCTCTGTCTCCTGTGCGAGCAGACATTACAATATCACCCTCTTTGAAGACTTCTTCATGTCGCTGTTGCTGTCGAAGTGCTTCTTCTCGTAGTTTCTTAAAATCTTTCATTTAAAATTAGCTGGCAAGTTTGCTGCAATTTCTGCCATGAGTGCAGCACAATCTTGATCACGTAATGCTCCAGGAATACCAGAACGAAATGTTTTAAAGTCACCAGCGTGTGCTGCACGACGCATCTTCGTTCCTGAAATGGCAAAAGTATCACCGTCAGCATCTCTACTTCCAGAAGATTTAATATCAATCTTTCTGAAGGAAAAATCTTTTCCGTTGTATTTATGGAGGAACTGCATGGCAGCAACCCTGTCAGAACCTACTAAAAATACAACCTCATCATAACCTGCCATCATAATATCTTGTAAAATAGCAACAGGTTGTTTTGGTCCAGAATATATTTTACCACGATGTTCTGGAAACATCTTATTCATATAGTACAACTTTCTATCAGGCAAGAGAGGGTTACTACCTTTCTTATCTACAGTCTGAGAAATATAAATTCGATAGTCATGCTGACCAGCAGCACGCTTCACCCCATCAAAGTTCTGCTTGTGTCCTGTAGTTGGTGGTTGAAACCTACCAAATGTAAAATAGCAAACCTTTCCGTCTAACGCCATTGCTTTTGAAGAGTGAAGTTGTTGTATGCAAACTCAAGACGGTTGACAAATTTAATCATGTCTCCATCCTTATGAAGGACATATCCTTCAGGTGTTGTGACCTTATATCCTTTGTCTGTCTGTACAAAAGTCCTGAATTCTTCCAGGTGGTCAAGTTTATCTATAACCATTTGCTTGACTGCTTGCAGTTCTTTATACAAGGCAAGCATAGCTTTAAATTTATAGACATTATTTACAAGATAGTTTTCACTCTCATACACCAAGTTTCTTTTCTTGACTAGATTTGCAGGAGTCTTGATCTTTGCAAGTTCCTTACTCATCTTTGCATGATAAAAATTTGCTAGATCATACATTGCCTCGTCAACATTAGTAATACTCCTAGCATTTTTAATTTCATTGTTAAAGAACTGCTTGAGATAAGAGGCAATATGAAACTTTTTATCTCCAGTTGTGCCAGTAGCGCCAACCAGTTCGTCAAGGAAGTCACCACATACATGACACATACGTTCAATCTTTTTGACATATGCATCAAACTTTGCTTCTTCTGAATGATTCAATCCAACACGATCCATAGGTGTATCGTTTTGTACTACGAGAGCATCTGTAGATCCTTTTACTGTTGCACCAGCTAATGCCTGCATAGATTGAAAGTCATCACCTGAATAATGAGTATGAAATACAACACCAATCTTTGCTCTACCTGCTGCTTGACCTATAGGATGATCTGTAGGAATACCATATGTAATAGTGTTAGGTCTAAATGTATAAAGTCTTTCACCATGTACTGTCTCTGTTCTCAAAGTAGATTTTGTAAACAAGAGATCACCTTGAACGATTCCTTTGATACCAAGACCAGAAAAATATTTCAGAGAATACTTCAACTTCTCTGCTAGATCTCCTTCATAGTATAGATCCACATCAAAATCTGTGTAACAAATTTTTGGTGTCTTTGCGAAGACAGATTTAGTTCCTACAAAAAATAAACCACTGTTAGGATCAGTGCCACATATAACTGATGGTGCTCCGTCCCATTTTGTCTGCATGAAACCTGTGCTGTTGTCACACCCAAGCATCTTGCGTAGTTCTTTTAAAAAAGACACAGCAGCTTTGCAACCCTCAACTC